CTATCTCTATACAGAAGCAGATTCACCTACCCAGTATTCGAGGTCAGGCCGATAAGCAGAATACCAGCGTAGATGAAATACTATATCCGTACTTCAATGGCCAGCCGAACTGGCCATTAGTTGTTAATGGTCATGTCACTACTAAGCATCCGCTACTAATTAATAATCGCGCCATGATTGATACAGGTGCCTTCCTAGGCTGTTATCTAACAGCAGCTCATGTCATGGGCTCTACTTGTCAATTCATATCTACAGAGAGTGTGAACTCCGCGCGTAATACTATGCGCCTTAATCCCATTGCGTCTGCGATACAGGATACAAGTAGCGTTAGAAGAAACGTGCCTCATCTGGTTAAGGCTTCAGCCTAGTCGCGTACGTTGTTACCGATAGCCCCGCGTTCCGTGCGGGGTTATTAACTTATTGTGCAACATTTAACCTTCTTAAATTTATCCATTACCGAATAAATATATATTAGGTATGGCATCACCAGTAATGGTGAAGGCAGTTGCCTGCAAAGCACGAAGCATATGAATAATCAAACACCTATCGAGAGTTTCTATTTAGCGAATATTAAATTTGACTATAATGCAGAACCAATCTGGGAATTAGCGGCTCGACTTTCTGCTAAAATTTCCAATGAAGAATGGGCAAAACTACCAAAAGATTTAGCCCAAAACTTTGATCATTATCAGCAGCAACAGAATCAAAAATGATATGCACCCAGACTCAATTACCTACCTTTAACTTTAACAACCAGGGAATCCGCGTTATTATCATTGATAATGAGCCCTGGTTTATAGCAGCCGACGTCTGCGCTGTTCTCGAACACACTAATACGTCAGTAGCTCTACTTCGATTAAAGGAGTATGAAAAACAATTAGTTGACCCTAAACAATACTTAGGGTCAGTCTCAAACCAATATATAGCAGCCATTTCAGAATCTGGCTTATATAGATTAGTACTCAGCAGCCGTAAACCACAGGCAGAGTTATTTCAAGACTGGGTAGTACAAGAAGTACTACCTACCATTCGCAAGACTGGTCGCTATTCTGTTAGTGACTTCAAGATACCTACTACTTATGGTGAGGCCTTACTTGAAGCGGGGCGCCTGGCCTTAGAATTAGAACAAACTAATATCACCTTAGAACAAGTTAATGCTACATTAGAAGAGCAAGCCCCACTAATTAAATTAGCAGAGACGTTGACAGTCAGCGACGCCGATGCTGTCCTAATAGGAGATTTGGCTAAAGCTTATGGCGTAGGTCGTACAACGTTCTTCGATATGTTGCGTGACATTCGCTTTATTATGATGATGCCAAGTCGGCTACCCTATCAGCGACATGTATTAGCTGCCAGAGCAGAGGTGTTCCGCAAAGAGCGCCCCCATCAACCTGGTATCTTTGATAGCGTTACTGTTATAACGGCTAGAGGTCAGTTATACATAGCGAAGAAGTTAAAGCAACTAGAATCACAACTAGAAGCGGCATATGAGCTTGTAGAATAGTATTGTTCCCGTAAACCACAATTACAACTTATTGACTATGACTATTATGAATCTCATCAATTATCTATTGGAAAAACTCGGCAAGGTGCAGTTCCGTACACTGCTTGTAACTATCGGCCTGTTATTAGTCTATAGTCTGGCGGTTATTGTTGGCCGCCTTGTTTACGCAGCGGGGGTGTTGGGCCTCGGCGATGTACTCTGTGTGTTGGGCCTGTGGCACGCGTGGCGGGCTATCGCAGACCTCGTATCACCAATTACTCAATTAGTTAGTCCACCGACTAATCCATCAACCTCTAATTCCAAAACTGAAGGATTAGGCTTGGTTCGGCTAATAGACCTAGTTAATAATCCATCAACTTCTATTAATTCCAAAACTGAAGGACTAGGTGATAAGTAACAACTGGCTCGGCACTTAGTGAGCCTAATTAGAAAGTCGCCTACATAATGCCATGCTCACAGCCATAGTAATTTACTTAGGTAGGGGGCACAATTATTTGTATGATAGGTTAGCAATTAGCTTACACGAGTATTGGGCTGACATGAGGCCCAACCTACGCTTATCCTATATTTAATTCTGGCCACCTACCTAATCACATTAAGTAGATAACTATGGCTAAGTTTAATTCAGATACAGCGTCTAGTATGGGGCGCCGCGGCGGTGAGAAGACAGCTCAGAATAAGGAGCATATGAGAGAGATAGGTCGTCGAGGTGGGCTGAAGGCCCAACAGCGGCTCGCTGAGAAGAAACAGCAACGTTTATTAGATAGCGAGTAGATTATAGGTCACTATATTAACTATATCATTCACCTGCGTGGTATCCATAGCTGTACCCCCCTCCCCTATGAAGTGGACGCTAATGAGAGCTATAGGGCTATCATCATCCAATAATAGTTGCTGATATAAATGTCGCACTCCTATTATATCTAGATGAGCCCGCTGCTTAAAGCTAAGTAGTATAGAGTTAGCATCAGTCTTCATAAAGGATCGGGTACTAGCGTGTTGCACTAGAGTAGGTAGGTCATAGCAATGGTCGCTAATTAATACCTGTCTATAGAGATTAGCTATACTGCTAATCCCGGGGGCCAGACTCTCATGAGTACACGTCATCTTGAGGAACTTAAGACCAGATATACTGCGACCAGGATTATGGAACTGGTGGAGTAAGACTCTATCGGCCGCCGTTGTAATCCGTATCTGGTTGAGTAGATCAAGGATATAAATGTCTTTATCTATAGTGCTAACATGGCGTATCAGATCTTGTATAGCGTACCTGCGCTCTATCTGATTGCGGAATATCCATCGCCCAATAAAGATTATAATAAATAGAGTCAGACTAAACGTGTTCTGCCATAGGAAATCAGTGACCTGCGGCAGAGCTTCCTTAACCAGAGTGTGCGGAGCTAAATGAATAGTGTAGGCCTTATCATTCTGTGGTACATTCATGTTTGATGGGGCATTCCTCAGGCCTTTAAGTACATTCTTAAGTTAGTGTCTAAGTGCTTCTAGTTTTATATTTATTCACGAGGACTTTGTAGGTGAATTATAATTATGATAGTCAATTAGGGCTTGCCTGTATTACTGATACTAAGCGCAATATTAAGGTATTCTGTCCTGTGGCCCGCCCGGGGCAGAGGTATGAGGCCACTATAGCCTATACTATGGCACGATATTCTCGCAGTGCTGAGTCAGTAGAGAATCTACTCAATGAGGCGCGGGGAGTAGATGCAGATAAACGTCTTCATAATATATTCTATAATTATGGTCACGGTAGTGTACAGGGCCTGGCCACGTTATCAGTGTGCTTTGAAGGTATTCCCCTATGGTTTGCGTTCTATCTGTTCAATACTATGCCTCTAGGAGCAGGGCAGGAACGCAGTACTCGTTATCAGAAGATGGGCGATTACTATAGAGTCGGTGATGAGTCCTATGACAAGTCAATGGACTATCTATTCAGCGCATATGAGGAGCTCTATGAGCCCACTCGAGAGGCATTGGCCCGCGCTTACGACGTAGACATGAGCGATAAACGCCAGGTACAGGCGCTGGATGCCCGTACGCTGGACTGTACGCGTTATCTATTACCTATGGGAGCCCGCACTAGTCTGGGTATCACATCGGATGCCGAGACGTGGAGTCGATTCATCAGTGACCTACTGAGTAATCAAATTAACTCGGGGCCCGATGAGTTATACAGTGCCATTGGGCACATGCTGAAGCAACTACTGGGTGGTTGTCCTGAGCTAGAGGCCCAGGGCTACGTAGCAGGTGCTCCTGGACTTATACGTCATGCAGAGGCACGGCATGACCTAAGCGTTAGTCTAGGTAACATGGCGCGGGCAGCTCAATCATCTCTCACTGTTAATATGAGAGATGAATATTATCGCTCAAAGCTAGTAATTGTACAGGAGCAAGACTGCGATATCATTGGTAACCTGGCTCTATTACTCCAGAATGATGTCTATCGGCCGGCCCTAGTCCTATCTACTAATAGAAGACTACTAGCTACGCTGCGAGAGGAGTTGACTAAGTGGCGGCATTACGATAGATTACCTACTCAGTTCAATGCACCGCATATGTACATGAGTGGTTATATGGATGTGGGTGCGGCCCGCGACTTCAATCGTCACCGCAGTATATGGCGGTACTTTCCTGCTCTAACTAATGTAGAGCTATTACGGGGGGATGCTGGTTATACTCTACCACTCTATATAGAGCACCTCCCTATAGCTGAGCGTTATAGAGAGGTGCTGGATAAATATTACGAGACACTGGGCGGCCCTGCTATACAGTATCGTATACCACTAGCCCATAATATACGATACTGTATAGGCGGTTCTCATAAGCATATGGCCTATGTGTGCCAGCTTCGCTCTCGAGTGGGGGGCCACATCAACTACCGTGTGATAGCTAATGAGTGGGCTAATAGTATAGCTGACGTTAATCCACTATTCGACCTTACTCACATCATACGTGTAGTCGAGAATGGTCGAGATGAGTTCCTGAGTCGCTAGGCCGTGCGTATTAGGTATACGACGTAAGGGATGATGGGATATATTGATGGCTGGCCCCCCCAGCGCGGTATATTAGGGACGTTAAAGGTAGTAGGATCAGTATTCGTAGAATTAGTGTAAGAAATACCTATCACCGCGAATAGCGCTGAGTATTGCGTCCTGCTGATCGCCTGCCCATAACATGGTATCCAATTAGTAGGGTAGGCGGTAGGCGATAATATGTCCGCTGGCCACATGATTATAGAACCTACTGGGGCACCCGCCTGGCTGAAGCTAGCCGCTATGGCCTGGTTAACCCAGTCTATATTAGCCTTAGTGTTTGATAGATTAGTTATTTGTGTCTGTAGACTACCTACAGTATTCTGTAATGCTACTATCTTGGGTATCTCTAGATTGAGCCTGTCGTTTATAGCGCTGACTGTGGCATTGATGGTGGCTATCTGAGCAGTTAGTTGATTACTCAATGTAGTAAATTGAGACTGTAGACCACTGATGGCAGTTGTGTTAGTATCGCAGCGTGTCTGTAGGTTCTTAATTATAGTTAGCTCACCTATGACAGCAGCTAGGTTATTAATTAGATCATTGACTAACTGCTGTATGTTCTCAATGATCCGCCGTAACTCACCGTCACCGAATAGATCGTCGCGTAATTCCTGTAGTTCATTCTCTAGAGTGGCTATATCAGCCAGCATGTCGGCAATAAATGCAAACGCCCGCACTGTGTCAGATAGATCGTATATAGTATTGGCGGCCTGTGTTCCCGTATGATTGGCGCGATTAGCAGCCTCTAGAAAGTTATTGTCGAGTTCAGCACAAGTAAGAGGACTTCCCTTACTCACCGATAGTATAATTGGCATAGAATTGTAGCTAGTGGTTAATATGGTTATACTATCGGTGTATGGCGTTCTGTAAGCATTAGAAAGGAGATATCAGTGAGTAGCGAAATGTGGCATATGGATATAGCAAATCCCTATCAGGTGCCAATTACTATATATAGTGATTGGCACCACCTAAATGATATAGTCCTTAGGCCTAATAGTGGTCTAAGGACTAACTACGAGATAGAGGACGGATACGAGTTATATGTTAGTCGGCTCTATCGAGTTAAGCCTAATGAGGCGCCTAGATTGTACGTTGGATACCGCATAAAGGATTAAATTAATGCATTATACAGTTGAATTTAGTGGTACACGTGGTAGATTGTATACACAGCTCTCTGCTAGTTATACATTTACAGATACCACGCTGCCCCGCACCATTACTCTAACCCTAAGCCCCGGCGCAGAAGTATCGATTGATCTAATCGATATTACTGCGCTACAGGTAATAGGTCTCTCGTGTGAGACAGGTTCTGTTAACCTCAGTGTTATCAATAATGGTAGCTCTATTATTAATCTACCAAAAGTAGTAGCTGGCTCCTATCATTTTAATAACGTAAACATAGTCGATGCTAAGATAGAACTAGAAGCCGTAGGCACTGCGCCCGTACCGCTACAGTTAGTATACGCCGGCGTGGCATGACCTGTCCACTAAAGTGGCAGCAGGCCTGCCGTAATCTGGATATAGCATGTCATAAATGTAGAGCTGAGATAGGAGAGGGTGAGCTAGCCTATTTACCACTGGCTGGTAGCCCCTCTATTAAGAGTCACCCCGCATATGAGAAGCCCCCTCCGCCCCCTCGCAAGCAGACTAACACTGCATCGCAGCAGACTAACACTGCATCGAAGATAGGACGCGCTACTGAGAGACGCGTATTACGGAATCTAGGTGCAAGAACAACAGTGGCCAGTGGAGCCATCTTCGGAGACGGGGATGGCTCTCTTGTTATAGATGGGGAGACCTGGCGTATAGAGCATAAGACGCGGGTGGCCCGGCGTAATACACTAGGCCCTACTGAAGATGAGTGGGCTACTGCTCAGGCGCAGGGGTGCCGCCTATTCATCACTACTCATAATAATCGAAGTGTCGTCACTATGGATATAGCTGATCTCAAGAGCCTAGTCGTATTGCCACCCGAGTTTACGGAGGGCGTTAACGAAGAAGCGGGGGGCCCAGCTCACTCGAGCGATGCCGAAGTTGCGGGGCAGCTCGAGTAGCACATTCACTGCCTCCACCTGTAGACCGAGTGCAGCAAAGGTGCGTTCGATGCTCAACTTAACAATACTTACAAAGTACGCGATGGGGTTCTTAACGAGACGTCCTTGCCGGTTGAATGGAATAGTCTTACCATGGAGAACACGGCTACCGCACTCACTACGGATTGCCTGAGCCACAAGGCAATTCTCCATCGGCGATACGTAGATAAGGTTACGGGGATGGTTGTTGAGAGGATTATCATCAATGTGGTGTACCTCTACCTCTCCTCGACGAGCGAGGAAGCCATTGCGGTAGGCCTTCCACCCCCAGTAAGCGTAGGCAACAACCTGATGGAGGCCAACGATAAGTCGCTGGGTATTCGTAACGTGAAATTCAAAGAATCCAACTAGGTGTAATAGCTGATATAAGTGAGAATTACGGGCCGCGCGCAGCACTAGGTAATCCCCCTGTTTAGAAGCCTGATAGGCCTTATCTCGCAGGATTGACTTCAGTGCCTTCAACGCTGCCTTGTTTACGTACCGTATTTGGTTGAACATGGTCAATGTCTGTTAGGTGAGTAGATACAACAATACAGCCGTGGTTCTACAACCCGGCTTAGATTAATGTAG